TACCGCTGCGCTGTCTGTATCTGTCAAAAGCTAGTGTCAGGGCAGTGTTATAGTGACCGGGATCAAGTTCAATATCAACCATGCCGCCGCCCAGCATGAACTGGATTTCATCTATGATCTGCTGCTGCAATGGTGATGTCTGAGTAGCAGGTGGTACTTGTACGGTTGACGTTGCCATGTTTCATTGATCTCCAATGATATTTATAGCAACGTATCAGTCGTCTTTCATGATCTTCATCACAGTACGGCAATATCTGCTGGGTTTTTTTCGCAGAGTCTTTCCCAAACCTTGATTGTATAAGGTCAATGCAGTGCATTCATCGCCGTTGGCTTGATCCAAAGCCATGCGAAGATACGTCATGCTGTATTCAAGATTCACGTCTGGTTGCAGCAATGCGGTGCATTTGCCGTCAAATCCAATGCCCCGTGCAGTGCCACACTTGATCTGTCCAAGACCGTAGTTGCCTTTGCTCAAAGCGCTCGCGTTGAGATTGCTCTCATACCTTACGACAGCGTATGCCAGCGAGTTTGGCACGTTATGTTCATGGGCCTTGTCAGCTATAAGCTGAACCAGAGGTGCATTCCTGTCAAATGCACGTCCGGCACTCACTGTTTCACAGCCTGCGCATGCTAAACAGAGAGCTACGACCGTAGCCATCTTCTTCATTGGCATGTATATTTAGCTTCCTATACTAGCGGTTGTCAACTTACCGGAACACCTTGATCACCAAGGTGTCCTTGTTGAGCCTGCCATTGACAGGATGTTTCTTGCCTTTGATGTAGTCTCCCATGACCACATCTACTCGCTTGCTGGTGCTAGCATCACGCAGGGTACCAAGCGTTTGCTTGGGGTTGCGCAGTGTCTTAGCAAAGCTCTTGGCTTCGTCATAACCAATCACCTTGGTACCTTTGATGCTTAAACCGCCTTCGCCTGCAACATACAGGTAAACCTTGCGGCTCTTGCTGTTGTACACCAATGCCTTGCTGCTGCCAGGGATCATGGCAGGATTGATGCTGGCCATGTCTGTATTGAGGTCCACGGTCTTGAACTTGGCCTTGCTGGCCTGCTTCACGCTCTTGCGGCTAGCACCACGGCTATCAGCCACCGCGCGAGCATTGCCGGTGCTGGTTGCCAAAACGTTGACCACGGTCACGATAGGCTCAATGGTCTCAGCTACCAGCTCGTTGTCTTTCTCACGCATGGCATCTGAGAAGCTTTCCTTGAAGTGATCGTAGAGCCGCTTGAGCATCTGCTGGTTTGGATGTGCACGCTCCAACAGCTTCTTGATCGCGTCTTCAATCTCTGCTGGCTGCCCCATGTGTTTGCGCCAGATAGCTTCCATGTTGCTATACAGCGTGACATAGTCCATGTTGCGCTTTTGTACGGTGGTCAGCTTGCGTTCAGGCTCGTCGTCTTCTGCTGCTGACACCCTAACACGCAGGAGCTCGTCAACTTTGGCATCAAACCACGTCTTCACGTCATCGGGCATCACAGCACCGTGCTGTACAACGAACGCAATACGACCAACCGTAGCATAATGATGCGTGGGTAGTGCAGCCCAATGCGATTGTTCATCCGTATCGCGGTTCATCTTGGCCCATACTTGGAAGTATTGCTTGAGAGTGTTATAGTCCATCTCAACGCGAGCCCAGTCCATAGCTTCGCGCCATGCCTTGGCATGGTTATCGTTCTCAGGGCCAGCAGAGCTGAAATCAACACCCTTGATCTTGCGAGGAATAACAGCGATCTCTTCCATATCTCGTCCCTCCAACATAGCTTATAGTAGCACGTTTTGGACAGCTGTCAACTGTTTTTTATTGGTTTTTACGATTTTTTACCAGTAAAATCAATGCTATACCCTGTTGATTTCGCTAGATAAATACTGCGGCTAATCGTGAGGAGCATATAGTGCCACCATTAACCCTGTGGAAGGGCGCCAGCGTAAGGACCAATGATTTCAAGCTGTTTGATCGTTTGATCAGCGAGGAATATAGGATTGGCGGGACAGAGTTTCTCGTCCACAAATATCTGGGACCAAAACCCAGCAACGCAACTGGCGATTTCACGCAACCAAACACAGCACTAGATGCAGCTAACACTGGAACCAGCAACGTGTTGGAAATTTCAGATGTGCTGAACATGGAAATACGCGATCGTGCATATGATCAGGATGTTATATCCCTTAAAGGACATTATGCGATCAGCGACACAGAATTTGATCTACGCCAGTTTGGCCTGTTTCTCAGCAACGAAACCATATTTGTCACCTTTCACCTAAATGACATGACCAACAGCATTGGACGCACTCTCATGAGTGGCGATGTGTTGGAAATCAGCCATCGCAGAGATGATTATGCTCTTGGAGACTTTTCGCTACCAAAGTATTATGTGGTACAGGAAGGAGCTCGTCCAGCCGAAGGTTACAGTCCAACATGGTGGCCTCACATATGGCGAGTCAAATGTGATCCAATAACCGATAGCCAAGAATACAGAGACATATTACAAAAGCCAGCTACGGATCTCAATGGCGATCCAATACCAAATCCAAACGGTACCGGAACGCTTACCATGGCAGACATGCTCAGCACCTACAACAGAGAAATTGCTATCAATGATCAGATAGTGGCACAGGCCACTGTGGAAGTACCATTCCGCAATCTGCAGGGACAGCAGTTCTATGTCCTAGAAGGTCAGCTCAATCAGCCTGTTAGCATCTTGTCTACCAATGGCATCCCACCAAACCAGAGCAATCCGGTATTGACCGCTATAAGTTTCCCACCAGGAGCACCTGCAGGTACCTGGGTATTGCGAGCTGACTACAGTCCACCGCAGCTGTTCCAGCGAGTGCAATTACCTAACAACACCGGCGCAGTGTGGACCAGGCACGAGATAGATTATAGAACCAGCTGGACTCCAAGCACTGCTGCGTTGGCCAGCTTCATAAATAACGGCAACACTACTAGCACGCTGTCAACAGGTACGGTCATTCCTGTTCAACAGAACCTACGCAACGTGCTACGGGCTAAGCTAGATCCAGACATCATATAGGAGCAATGAATGGTATCCGTAAGTCAACTACAGCAGATTTTTCCACAGGGCGATGCAAACGATCTCGCTGAGATCTGCGAACCACTGAATGCTGCTATGGCAGAGTTTAACATAGCTAATCCTCAAGAACAAGCCATGTTCTTGGCTCAATGCGGACATGAAAGCGGCAATTTCAGCACTGTTCAAGAGAACCTAAACTATCGCGCTGAAACACTGGTAAAGGTTTTTCCGAAGTATTTCAGAGACGTCAATCCTGCAGATTATGAGAAGCAACCAGAGAAGATAGCCAATCGTGTCTACAGCAACCGCATGGGCAACGGTGACGAAGCCAGTGGCGACGGTTACCGTTATCGCGGTCGCGGTCTCATCCAGCTCACAGGCAAGTCAAATTATCAAGCTTGTGCAGCTGCTTTGAAATATGATCTAGACAGCGATCCTGACTATTTGGAAACAGCAGAAGGTGCTGCTCGCAGTGCCGCTTGGTTCTGGGCCCACAATGGTCTCAACAAGTTTGCAGATGCAGATGACATCGTTGGTTGCACCAAACGTGTTAACGGAGGCACCATAGGTTTAGCTGAAAGAGAAGAACATTATAAGGCAGCCAAGTCAGTCTTGATCGGCTGACTTGTACCTAACTCGTTCTTTGACATCTAGCACCTTTTCGTGCTCTATCATGTCAATGATCTGATTTGTAAGATCAATTTCTCTGCGCACAAGCTCTAGCTTCACGCCGAGCTTGCGCAGTTCTTCGTGATAATAAGCCAATTCAGCTTCCTTGCGCTTGCGCATCTCATAGACGTCATCAAGTAAGATAAGCTTTGCTGTCATGCCTGTTACCCTATCATATTTAACCATAAATATCTCATAGCAAGGTGAAAACATGGATTATTGGTATTCAGGACAGCTGCGAAACTATCGCCTACAGTTCATAAGAGCGTTCAGCAACTTCTACTATAGCGTTGGTACTAATCCAGACGGTTCTCCGCAATTGGTAAGATGTCCTTGCCGATATGGAGATCCCACTCGCATTGCAGCCACAGTAGTACGAGGCAACAGTGAAAACAAACTGCTGACCACACCTTTCATCACCTGCTGGATCAGTGGTTTGAGCACTGCTCCAAATAGGAGGCAAGGTCCGCAGATCATAGATAGCATGCAGGTGGACACTAGACAATACGATTCAAACACTGGACAATATCTAAACACGCCTGGAAACCAATACAGCATTGCTCGATACATGCCCGTTCCTTACGAGCTCAGCATGAGCGTGGATATATGGACGCCCAACGAAAGCGTGAAAGAACAGCTGGTTGAACAGATAATGGTGCTGTATAATCCCGCGATAGAAATACAAACCAGCAACAATCCAATAGACTGGACTGTGCTAAGTTGGATCGAGATGCAGGATCAGATCACATGGAGCAGCAGGACAATACCGATTGGTACTGAGAATCCAATAGATGTGCTGACGATGGTATTTCGCTTTCCCATTTGGATCAGCCCGCCGGCACAGGTCACGCAGCAGAATCTCATACAAAGCATCATAACTAATGTGATACACGGAACTAAGGAAACACCTGACCAGGTAGAATGGTCAGAATACGAATTCCTAACCAGAGCTACAACGACCCCAGGTGATTACAGCATCGACCTGACATGGATCGGCAATAACCAATATACGATGAGCTTGGCCAGCTTGGCAGGTGACCCACAGGAATTACAGAACAAAGCTACGGTCACATATTCTCAAGTGAATCCTGTATTGACACCAGGTTTATCATTTAGCTTCAATGGAATCAACATACCGATAACTACCACCAATGTTGCTACTTTTGTTGACAATGCAGCAGCACTCATGGTTAATACCAGCTACAACATACAGCTACAGAACTACAATCAGATCATGTTCATCAACAACACAGCAGGTGACAACCTATTTGAGAATGTGATAGGTAATCCTCTTCAAGGCATGGGTATACTACCTACTACCTATCCAGGGGGACAGATAGCGTGGTGGAGGCTGTTCTTACCATTTGGTACGCTTAATCCGTATAGCATCTACGGTACAAATGCCAGCCAAATAACAGTTTGGACCACGATACCAAATCAAGATCCAACTACTACCTATCAAGCAGCAGGATGGATTGATCCACATCCAACTGATCAAAATCTAATCATATGGACTGTTGAACCAGACAGCATACCGTCAACAACGTTGCCCGCAATCACAGCTGTGATAGACCCGCAAGCTAAAGGACCAACTTTGGGATTACCAGCTGCTGCAGTTGGACAGAGCTATCTGCTAACTAACCAACCTAGCCAAACCAGTGCAGGTTGGGGAGAAATATACGCACAGCCAAACGACATTATCAGTTTCAATGGTACGGTCTGGGAAGTGACTTGGTCGGCTGCTAATCACAGCTTTGCTAATCAGCAAGGTACGTTAGAGTATGTTCAAAATATGTTCACCGGCAAGCTGCTAGAATGGAACGGCGAGCAATGGAGCGAATACATACTGCCTCGTTATGCCCCCGGTTACTGGCGACTGGCTCTATAAATATCGCATGCTCACTGAGAAGGTCAAGAACCTCAACATCGACGAAAAGAAGTTTGAACAGCTGTTCACCCCTGAAGTGCACAGCGTTGCAGACGTCTTGCGCAAATATGGCTTTGATGCCAGAGTTGTAGGCGGAGCAGTGCGCGATTTCATCAGAGGGCAAGATCCCAGAGACATAGACTTTGCAACAGATGCCGACCCAAGCGAACTTATCTACATGTTCAACATGGAAGACATACCCCACGACGACAAGGGCATAGGGCACGGTACGGTTAAAGCAGTGTTTGGAGGTGGGAAGGTTGATGTAACAAGCATCGCTTACAAGCTAGAGCTCAAGGACGGCAAGATCAGAGCAGTCACAGGTCAAGACTGGGAGCAAGATGCCCAAGATAGAGATCTCACTATCAACAGCATGAGCATTGACAAGGACGGTGTGCTGTATGACTACACAGGCGGACTAGACGATCTTCGCAATCAACGAGTGGTCATGTTACCACATACACACGATAAGATAACTGAAGATCCTCATCTAATAATGCGTTGGTTTAAGGCGCTGGGATACTTTGATAATCCTCGTTGGCCTAAACAGGATTTTGAGATAATCAAGCGCCACATGCCGTTGTTAGCCAAGATCAAGGGCCTCGAAAAGACTGATCGAGAGCTCAGCAGCATCATGCGAGGCAAGAATGGCCAGAAGATCATTCGCATGATGTGCAGCGCGGGAGCTGACAAATACCTT